GCGGCTTCGGCTGTGCCGTTCAGCATCGCCTGCGCGTCTTGTTGATCGGCGCGTAGTTTGCGGATTTCTACATCAAGATCGGATATATCTTTTTTCGTTGCTCCGCCGCCGCCGCCGGCACGTTTTGCACCACCACCACCGCCACCACCAAAGCTGGGTACGGTCTTTTTCGGGAAACCCGGCGTTCCATTTAATCCGGGACCGATGGGTGTATCATATAAAGTAGTTTTTGGGTTAATCAGTCCCTGTAGATAACTCGCACCCTCTAATAGACTAGGGATTCCCGTTGCTGAAAATGCAAATTTTATAGCAATTGTGCCAATACTTTTCAGCCCGCCCAAGCCAGAAGTTAATTGATTAACAAGGCTGATTCCATCGCTAAGCCCGCGCGCCATGCGAGTAAGCTCAGGGATGAAACCATTACCGATTTGCATCGTTGTTGCTTTCACCTGTGCCGTTAAAGTGTCTACTGTATCGCCGAATTCATCGGCGGCCCGTGCTGAATCTTCAGAAATAACCAAGCCAAGCTTACGCGCCTTGTCCGTCGCTGCGTCAAGATTCCCTTCGAGCTGTTCGATTACGGGCAACAAAGCTGCCCCTGATCTGCCGAATACTTTTGTAGCCAGTGCTGTTTTCGCCGCGCCATCCTCATATTCGTTCAAGCTTGATATGATCTGCTTTAGTGCAGGTTCGACACCGCCCTTTACGTCAACACCGAGGGCTTTAAAGGTTGCGTTTAATTCCTTATTCCCATTTGCCGCCGCCGCCATATTCTTTTGGAGTATAACTGTTGAGGCTGCTACATCTTCAACCGATGATCCGGCTTGCTGAGCGTTGACACGTAAAACAGATAACGTCTCAATTGTAAGATTTGTTTTTGCGCGAAGATCAACCAGTCCTGATTGCGCATCGGCGGCACTTTTAGCGATGTCGTAAATACCTTTTGCCGCTCCGATCGCCGCTACCCCGATTAGCGCAATCGCCGCGCCCGCTACACCCGCCTTGCCACCCATTGCCGCGAAACCTTCGCCGATTTTCCCACTTGCGGCAAGTGACGTTGATTCAATCTGACGCACCTCAGCAAGCATCCAGCTTTTAAAGCTGGATACCTCCGCCCGTCCCTTTTTGGAATCGGCGTCAATCTTGAAAAGTAGTCCGATGTTGTCACTAATCATGGCGAATCATTTCTACTAATGGAGCCTGTGAAAATGGCGCGGCTCCCGCGAGTGCTTCCATCCGTGCAATCTCGCGCTCATCGCGCCATTCGTTCATTTGCCACGCTACGAAGTAATCGAAGGCGGCACTAACTGTTTTATCCCTAAGCTGTAGCTGTTTTGATGGAGCCTTCCCCGTCATCTCCGCTACCTGTCCCAGCCCACGCAGAAACCCCGCCCGGCTGCTTCTGTTGAAAGGTTGCGAGCGTCGAAACACTCGTCACCCCCTCTTTCGTCAAAACGGGAACATCGGGACAGCCTTTTTTAATGACATAATCCACTAAAAAGGTCATATCGGCTTCGTCAATTTCTGAAGGATCAAGCGCATCCTCTGCATCGGTTGCGCCGATGCGTAAGGGCGGGTCAACTACACAATGAATCACCGCATCACGCATAAATTTCAACGCTGCCATTGACTCTTCGGGCGATGTTTCGGCGGCTTCGGTAATCTCGCCACCCTCTGCGGCTTCCAGACTCATGCGAATGAAGAAATCAGGAATCCGCCCCGCCTTTACCCATTGCTCAAAGGGGAGCCGTCGAAGCGTGAACACCGCGCCGCTTGGGAGAGTAACAGCGGCGGTTGGTGCTTCGGCGGCTTTTGCCTTTGCGCGTTTTCTGTAGTCAGAAATAATGCTCATAAGCTTATGCTATTTTCTTCCAGATTTTGCCGACCTGATCGCCAGCGGTTCGCGTGGTGATTGATAATCCTTTGAATTCAAAGTTTACAGCCGCCGGATCTTTACGTGTTACGTTGAAATCCCATCCTGAGCTATTGAATGTTTTGTAGACCTGAACAACCGTGTAATAGGTTCCCGGCGTGGTCAAATCCGGCACGATCAATGCCACTGAAATAGTCGGGACGGCTGATAGCCCGCCGACTGCGATTTCTTCATAGCCTGTGCCTGTGGCAAAGGTCCCGCCAACTGTCAATTGTTTGAGTAGCGCAAAATCGAACACTTGCAGCATTTCGCCCTTGATGCTGAGATCGTCCATCAACATGCGAGCCAAATAGGGCGATGTGATTTCATCGGCTTCAAAGCTTTGCGTAGTCGGCTTATATGAAACAACGGTTCCGCCTTTGGTCATTCCCAAATGCACTGCGTTCGGGTTTGCCGTTGCGTCTGGCGTGTGAAGGTTTGATGTAGTGTCAACCGTCAAACGTGCCGCCGCTGAAGGCACGGCAACGTTCAACCAGAGATCGCCGGGGCCTAGAATGATTTTTCCTGAGTCGTAACTTTTTGCTGTGCCAGCCATAGTATTTTCTCCTGGTAGTTAAAGTAAAAACATTGGCTGTTCTTACCGTGATTTATCCTTGTCGGGGATTTGCTGTTTAGCGGCGGAATTATCGCGCTTAATTTCTTCGATGAAGGGCCCACAATCCAATGACGGGCGGTAATCTGCGCTCTCGCCTTTTGGATCAAAGAATCCAAGCGTTTTGGCAACTTCGCAGTATTTTTCTTCACCTAAATTTTCGACTGTCCAAGGCCCGTTTGGGAATTTAAAATCAGCCATGTTCTTATCCTTTGCTTTCGTAAAATTCGACCATTAAAGTTAAATAGGCGTCCCGGCGATAAATGCCCGCGCCCTCGTTGAATCGTAGCCCTCGCGTGCCGTCGTGCCGTACCGTAGACCACACAGGCGCGCCAATCACGCTTGTAATTCCGGTCATTAAGGCGTCCGGCGTCATCTTGTCCAGCGTTCTTGTCGCTGCCGCCAAATACTGAAGAACGCGCTTTGTCAAAACATCGTGGTCAGTATCAATCACTGAAACGCCGATAGAAAATTCGTGGACTTGCCGGCAAAATCCGCTGTCCTCTGATTTATCAATGTCGCTGTTCACCCATTCGACATACACCGCCGGGAAATTTACCAGCGCATCAATCGGCGTCGTGTAGCGTTCAATCGTCGGCAGCGTGGCATCAATCAAACCAAGCTCAGTATTCATCCCCGCGACAATCACGGCCCGAATATTGTCAAGCACTGCCAAGGCATATTGGTATTCAAAATTCGGCATTAAATCGCACCGCCTTGCACTTGGAAGCCATCTTCACGGGCAACACCGACCAGCCGTCTGTGAATTGTTCTGCCAATCTGCCGTTTATCGGCTTCGACTAAATCAATCGGCTTGCGCTTCGGCATCTTTCGCGTTCCGCGTTGATGATATTGCGCATATTTAATGGATGTCCCGACTGCCATTGAATCCGGCTCGCTGATAAATACGGCTCCGTTTGCGCCTGCACTTGTCAAAGATTTCCAGAGCGTCCCTGATAATTCAAGAATCTGCTTGCCGGGATGTTTTTTCGCCTTCCATTCACCGTATTTTTTCGATAACGGTTGCCAGGTGTTCGAGTGTGCGCCCTGTGATTGGAATTGTTTTTGCTCAATCTCATAGAAATCCTTCTGAACATCTTTCCAGATGTAGCGCAGGTCCTCAATATGATGAGTAAACCGCGAAAATCCACGGTCAAACTGCTTTTCGCCATCCACATCGAATGTTACTCTAAGCAAAATTCATCCTCGCGTTATTGTACTTATCGGCAATCATTCGCGCCCTTGGTGTCAAAGCATCGGCATTCGTGACCGTGTTCGTATCTAAATTCGTGACGCGCATATATGCCTGATCAATGCCGCGCATTCCCGCGATTGTCATTTCAATCACAGCTAAAACAACATCCATCGGCACGCTGACGAATCCCCATTTCGCGGAGACCGTCACAGGTACGCCGTCATACCAGCCAAGCGAAGAGCCTGTCAAATTAAATGCCTGATATTCATCAAGCGTATGATTTGAATACGCACTACCGCGCACGCCGTCGCTGTACGATCTGACCAAGGCAAAATCAAACTGATTCGCCCGAAGCGATTGCTTATTCAATTCGATAAATTCCGGCTTCGTGTATGCCGTGGGCAATGAAATATCGGCCGCCGCAATCGTGTCCGAGTAGGGATCAATGATGAGGCTATCTGTGCCATCACCATAAAAGGTCCGGCTTGATTTCGCCGCGCCATCTGCCGTTGCAGTGAAATAGCCGGGCGGCAATCCGCATGCAATGTCCAACAATCTTGATTGCATCTCGATCAAAGGTTCAATGCGCGCATTGTCGCGTTCGGCGAATTGATAGCCGTGCATTTGAATCTGTTCGATTGTCGCGTAAAGATTCGGCATTATTTATGCTTATTTAGCTTTCCCTTGGTGCTGCTTCGTTTTCGGCGGAGATTGAAACGCCTTATTTGTCTCATCTTTGCCGCCGCGCTCATCTGTAATTTCTTCGGCAATGCCGCGCTCAACTAACAACCGCCCTGAATCTAAGGGCAAAGGCTGAATGATTGAACCAGCTTCCAAAATTCCGAATTGCTTCAATAACTTGTAGCTTTTCATAAAAAATAGGGGCGGCGGTTGAATGCCGCCCCTGAATTAACTGAGAGGATGATCATGCGAAGTAATTCTAAACAATCGCTTGCTGGCCTAAGCCGCGCAAGGTTGCCGTGCTTGGTACGTTTTGCCCGCGTCCGAGGATAGCCAACACGGCAACGAAAGTTCCGGTTGAACCATCACCGAGTGTCAAAGACAAATCCAGATAACGCTTGCGTCCAACCAGATTGACAAAAACCGCATAAATTTTATTGTCATCTGTTGCGGCGGGAAGCGTGAGAGGCGAGACGCTGAAATCGGCTCCCGTAATATCCACAAAGCCCGATCCGCTCGCGTCCGATTCCTGAAGCTTCATAGCTGAAACGGCAATGTCCAACGCGCCAAGTTGGACGATAAAACAAGCCGAATCAAATCCCTTTGTATCAAGCGCAGCGGTCACGGCCGCCGCATTGTCAATGATCGCCGCAGGCGGCGTAGTATTGACGAATTTAAAATCTTGTAAGTTGAACATTGAATTTTTCTCCAAAGAAATGAAACGAATGAGGCGAGCAAGCCCGCCCCGTTCTATTCGTCAATTTTAGCTGGCTGCCATGATCAAACCGACAACCGGACCAGCAACGCCGGTGCTACCCACTGAATGCCAGTTGATGTCAATGCGCTGTGTTCCGCGAATGGCTAACTGGTCTTCGGCGAATTTGTATTCATCTGAATACTTGATCGTCAATTGACGACGATCACCGAGGATTCCAGCCATTTCGTAATCGCCAAGCGTCACAGGAATCTGGCTATTTGCCTCCGTGGTCGGATAGACCTGTGAAAGCTCGACCGGGTAGCCTAAGAATCGTGGCGTTCCGCCCGCTGCGATGTTTGAGGCATCATTCCCGCCCGCTGCCGTTTGCAATGGCTGCATTACGGTATCATGGAAGGTTGCAGAGCAAACCCATTTAGCTCGACCGCGAGCGTATAACGGCAATGCTGCAATAACGCTGTGGAAATTTCGGAGGGTAATTTCGCTGTAGTTATTACCGGCCGCGAGGACTAACCCAGTTCCGCCTGTCGCGGTGAACACGTCCAGCAATCGCTGGCGCAGTCCGACGGTTCGGCAATATGTTGAGGTTCCATCACCGTTGAAGCCGTTTGTATCCTCCGCCAGAGCGAAAGCGTAGGCAATTTCAGAAGCGAGGTCATCACCCATTGAAATCATTGAATCTTCATTCAATTCTGAAGAATACAACGCAAGCGTGGCGTATTTCTTCGCGGTCAGCATAACGTTATCCCATGCTTTTTCTGATTGCGTGATTGTTCCGCCTTCAGCCGGGTAATACACCGTCAAGCCACCTGTCCGGCGTGGGATTGATTTCGTGTCGCTCATCATTGGCGAAACTTTAATAAGGCGACGCAGAACGCCGTACTCTTCACGCAGGTCAATAATGTCATTGCCGAATTCGGTTGGCACTAAATAGCCGCCCGCTGTGTTGACAGTTTCGCTCTGCGCCTTGGTTTCCAATCCCCAGGCTTTGCAATAATCCAATGATTTTTGCGTGAATCCGTTTGCCGATTTCTCATGCAAAACGTGACCAACGAACCAGTGAGCAAATTGGTAAGCTTTGAATTCTTTGTCATCACCTTTGAAGTTTTTCACCGAAGCAACGCGGGGCATAAATTTAACGCGGGCAACTTCAGCCGCACGTTTCTGGCTATCGTCAACCGTGCCAGCCGTAGCGGGCTTAGTATCGGCAACTTGATGCTTGAATGAAGCAATACCATCAGCGTTTTTCGCCTTCAGTGCTTCCAACTCTTCAAGGTTTTTGCATTCGGCGTCAAGTGTTTCAATTTGCGTGTTGTTCGCTTTCACCGAAGCTAAATCTTCCGGCGTCATCGTCGCAACATCTTCATATTTGGCGAAGATTGCGCTTGTTGCATCGCGCATCGCCTTCAGTGCGAGTAGTTTTTTTTGTAATTCGTTCATATTCTCCTAAGCGGTCACGCCAAGACGGCGCGCCTTTGAAAGTTCAAATTTTGCAAGTTCGCGCATAGCATCATCCGATTGAGCTTTTGGCGTATCCAGCACGGCTTTGAGCGATTCAAGCGACTGGTTTAAAGTCTGGATCACCTCCGTAATGCCTGCCTGCTTCTCAGCCGAAAAGATGGTTTTGCGGTTCTGCGATTTCTTCAATGCGGCAATTTCCGCCGCGCGTGTAGCGAATGCCTCAACGGCGATATGCACCGCTTTGGAGTGGTCATCAAACGTCAATCCAGTAAGCGAATCGCGTTTAGCGTCTGTTATCATTGCGTTATCGTTCGCCGGTACTGTGACCAACGAATATTCGTATAATTTATAAGAGCGAATTAGGAATAATTCGGTAAGCTCAAGCCGATCATAATCGGCAATGATGGACTGTTTTTTCTGTGGGGAAAGTTTTGTTGTCTCAAGATAGTTCGATAATCCGGCACGATCAACCCACTCATAACCCGGAAGCCCGGCTTTCGTCCGACCTTGCACGCGATAACCGATGGATAAGCTCGCCTGTTTCTTCAGCGCGAGACGGTTCCGCACAATAGTCATTGCCGTTTTGCCAAGCTCAGTATTATGAATGAAAGAAGTGGTCAATAATCCGTGTTCATCTTCAACCGCTTTAACGGGCAAGCCTATTTCATCATTCCACGAATGTTGCCAACCGACAAAGCCCTTTGCCAGAAACTCATCAAGATATTCGCAGGCTCCCGGCAAAATCATATCACCAACTTTGTCAATGTTATGGACA